TGGTAAGTATTTATTTACCCTTGACTGGCACAACCCAGACTCTAATAGATTAGATGATGGATACTCAGAGACACCTGATGAACACAAGTGCGGTCACGTTATAGAGCGAGATGATGGCAACTTTGCTATCCAGCCTAACAATAGAATATTTGTTTTTGAACCATCATATACAACTAAGTATGGAGATCCACTAATCCATAGAATAATTAATGATCGCAAATGGGATGTTGAAGATAAGAAGAAGTGGGTCACTGAAGATTCCAATGCTTTCCACTATGACATAGAAACGAAGAAAGAGAATGAATGAGATTAAAGAAATTTACAGCATCCTTATTAATCGTAGCAAGCCTTAGTCTATTAACTAGTTGTGGTTACCAAGGTTGGATGCGTTATCCCTGTCAAGAGTTTGAGAACTGGGAAAAGCCTGAGTGTAATCCGCCTCAGTGTTTAGCAGTAGGACAGTGTACTAAAGATTTAATACCAGAGTCAGTAGAGGAAAGCAATGACAAGACAACGACTAAGCGCTGAAGAGTTACACGCTAGATTAATAGTTGCTATCGGGATTATATTAGCAATTGTATTTGCTGGTTCAGTATTCTCTTTACTGTATGCGTTCTTATTTATTACTCAACCTTTAGGTGAACAAGCACCAAATGATAAAGCTGCTATTGATCTAGTATCAACTCTGTGTGTGTTCCTTACAGGAACCCTTGCAGGAATCGTATCCGCCAATGGACTAAAGAGTAAGAAAAGAGATGAGGATGACAAATGAAAATACTTGCAAAGAGGGCAACTCCTGCTGCGATAGCTGTGCTACGCCAAGCAACAGCCTTGTATCCGAAGCGCAAGAAGCTGTCAGACGGGCTATTGCCTTCATCGGCACACATTAAACAAAGCCCTAACTCAGATCACAATACTGGATTAGCAGTTGATCTAACCCACGATCCTAAGAATGGTGTGGATTGCATAGAAATCTTTGAGAAGTTAAAAGAGGATGCAAGAGTTAAGTATTTGATATTTCAGGGGAAGATCTGGTCTAAAGAAAAAGCCAAAGAGGGTAACCGCACCTATACCGGCAGTAACCAACACAATAAACATTTACATATTTCTATAAACGATGAGTCAGCAAATGACACATCACCTTGGTTCTGGTGGATGAATCAACCTAAAGCGATCAATACTTTGATTGCTTCGGTTATGACTACACCAGCAAAGAAAGCATATAAAGTCCCAGTGTGTACCTGTTGCAAGGTGCATAGCAAGACAAAATAGAAGGAGAGAAAATGAACCCAACGTTCAAGCAAGCAGCACTAAGTTGGTTCCGAGCAGCAGCCGCAGCAGCAGTTGCACTGTATGTAAGTGGAATCACCGATCCTAAGCAATTAGGCGCAGCAGCATTAGCAGGTCTAGCAGGACCATTATTGAAGTGGCTAGATCCATCAGCTACAGAATTTGGTAGAGGCTCAGAGTAATCTAGTTTACTGCGAGGCTATACAAGGCCACCCCGTCAAAAGGGTGGCCTTATTTTTGCGTTTAAAGGGGTATTATATGGCGAGTTGCGCCTGTTTCACAGGCTGGTAGGGATAATGTATGGGTCGCTACTTTAAATCTCCCTAGCGGGATTATCTATCGGGCAAGGAACTATAACTAGATTGCCACAGTTAACACAGGTTGCATCTAACATATACCAGGAGATCTCATAGTCATCAAAGGTAGCTAGGATAGAGAATACTTTTGAACCGCAAGGACAGGCGTGTATCGGACCGAGTGATCTAAGATCTGTACCAAATTTTGGCGGTAGTTTATCTTTATTTTTTCGCAGGGTTGGTAGACGGAACATCCTATGGATACCTAGTGCGGCGCACAAAGCGCCGCCTTTGGATTAACTCGCCTCACGGCTCGTAGTATAGCCAATTATCTCCTCCGGTAACTAGATTCCTAGCATTACGGCGTGTCGTATTTACATCCCACCATTGTCTGTGTCCAGTGCTACAATTAATTCAAGATAAAAGGAGTACGCAATGACGGCAATAGTTGGTATTCAAGGTAAGGGTTGGGCAGTTCTTGCTGCGGACTCAATGACCACCTATACCGATAGACCTTACGTTGCTAAAGGTTACGATAAAATTGTTAAGATTAATGAATACTTAATTGCTGTTGCAGGTGATGCACTTGCTGGAGATATTTTAAATAATTTGTGGCAACCACCAAAGGTGATTAAGACTCAAGACCCTGATCGCTTTATGATGATAAGAGTCTTACCATCCATTAAACAAACTCTAACTGATGCAGGTTATGATCCTAATCCTAAAGGCAAAGCTACTGATGATGATTCAGGTTGGGATGCTTTAGTTTGTTTTAATGGGAACCTTTACCAAATCAGTGATGACTACGGTTATATGAGGGATGATAGAGGTTTGTACGGGATAGGTTCTGGTGGTTCTTTATCATTGGGTGCTCTGGTAGCACTAGATAATGATACAAAGACTCACGCTAAAGCAGCGAGTGCTGCAAAAAAAGCTGTCAATATAGCGATACAATATAACATCTGGTGTGGTGGCACTGTAAGTGTCAAGACACAGTTCACTAAATAGGGAAGGGTAAATGACTGATCCAAAAGAATTACTATTACAGGTCCTTAGAGATAAGGATGCTGGCAGATCTAGATCTAAACAGACACAGGTAGGTCCATCAGAGTTAGGTGGCTGTCGGCGTAAGGTTTGGTATCGTCTTAACGGTAGAGATGCAACTAATGATAATGAATTAAAGTTAGCTGCGATTATGGGTACTGCTATTCACACTGAGATTGAGAAGGCTATATCAGCACTTGATCCAAAGGGTGAGAAGTACTTGGTTGAGACAGAGGTTGAATACAATGGGATGAAAGCCCATATAGATTTATACATACCTGAAACAGGAGATGTGATAGATTGGAAAACCGTTAAGGTAAAGAATCTATCTTACTTTCCATCGCTACAACAGCGTTGGCAGGTGCAGGTGTATGGCTACTTACTTGACAAGTCTGGAAAGGGGACACCCAGAACTGTTAACTTAGTAGCCATTGCCCGTGATGGTGATGAGCGAGATGTCAAAGTACACAGTGAAACATATGACCCAAAGATGGCAGAGGATGCCCTTAACTGGCTTGCTGCTATTAAAGAGAGCGCAGTAGCACCGGAGCCAGAGCGCGATCAAAGTTATTGCAGATTTTATTGCAAGTACTTTGATGAGTCAGGCAAGATTGGATGTACTGGTATAAAAAAAGAACTTATCAAAGAGGGTGAAGTATTTATAGACAACCCAGAGGTTGACACATCCGCTTTGAAATATCTACAATTAGATGCAAAGATTAAAGAGCTATCAGATATGAAGGAGTCCTTACGGACTTCGTTAGAAGGATTTACGGGGCAGACTAATAGCGGTATCCAAATTGTTTGGAGTACTGTCAATGGTCGTAGTCAAGTAGATGCTGAAGAGGTTGAGAAACTTCTCGGTTTTGTACCAAAAAAACAAGGACAGGAATCAATTAGATTATCTGTTAAACAAACTGGAGGTAAGTAATGGCTGCAGAAGGCACCAAGTTCCAAGTTAACTACAAGTTACCTGATGGAACTTTAATAAATGTATATGCAATGACACAGGCAGAGTTGGAATCATCGCTGACTACAATCTCTGACCTATCAACACTGATTAGCTCAACGGGTAGTTCACTTGGTGCTGCACCACAATCAAACGGTGGAGCAGTTTCTTATGCTAAGAAGGCACTAGGTGCCACAACAATATCTTCATCTGGTAATGATGGTGAAGAACAAGTAATTGATAAGAACGGTACTGTCTGGGTATACGGAAGATCGGATGCACCAGATTGTGTTAACGGTAAGATGGTATTTGCTGCCGGCACATCACAAAAAGGTAAAGCCTATAAAGGTTGGTTTGATCCAATGAAAGGTCCAAAGCCGATGCGTAAACCTGAAGGTTACACACCGGTTGACCCTATCTTTTTGAAGTAATCCGATGCGGGTTCCTGCAAAATTTGAGAACCCATTATGTTCTGAGGTAGACACAGAACTGTTCTTCCCTGAAATCGGTGCCAATGACCAGGCATTTAATGCTAAAAAAATATGCAGAAGATGTCCTCATATTACCGAGTGTTTTGAATGGGCATTACACAATGAAAGATTTGGCGTTTGGGGCGGAGCAAGTGAGCGTGACCGCAGAAAACTAAGGGCTGAATTAAATATAAAAATACAAGAGGAAAACGTTGCTTAATTTAAATAGAGCTTGGCGTGGTTCTGTCACTAATGCCACACCACTACCTGATGTCTGGAAAGATCTTGCCAAAAAGCAAATCAAATTCCGTAGAGGTCAGGTATGTATGATAGCTGCTGCGCCTAATGCTGGTAAGAGTATGTTCGCTCTTATCTACGCTATCAAAGCAAAGGTACCAACGTTGTTCTTCTCAGCAGATACTGATATAGCAACTGTGATGATGAGAGCAGCCTCTCACCTATCAGGTCATAGTCAACTCACGGTGGAAGAAGGTTTAAGTAGTAACCGTCATTCCTACGATAAACATCTAAGCAATATGGACAACATCCAATGGGTCTTTGATTCATCACCATCACTAGATGATATTGAGTTAGAGATCAAGGCATATGTTGAATTGTTTGGCATACCACCTGAGTTGATTGTGGTAGATAACCTAATGAATGTGGTAGCTGAATCTGATAATGAGTGGGCAGGACTTAGATCTATTATGGTGGAGTTCCACGATATGGCTCGTAAGACCAGTGCTTGTGTGATGGTATTGCACCACGTCAGCGAACAGTCTGAGTATGGAAAGACCAGTGATCCGCCTGCTCGTAGGGCTATTCACGGTAAGGTATCTCAACTGCCAGCACTAATCCTTACATTAGGTTTTGATTCATACAATAAAACATTAAAGGTTGCATCAGTTAAAAATAGATTTGGACCACATACTGCAGATGGCTCAGATTACATAGGTCTGTTTGTAAACTATGCCCTCTGTCAGATCTCAGATGTGGATGCTTTAGGTATGATGTATAGAAGGGATGCTGTTTACAGTGACCGCCAAATACAATAGAACTAAAGGGGCTAAGTTTGAGACGGATGTTATGAGATGGTTCAGGAAGATGGGCGCAATAGCTGAACGCTTACGCTTATCCGGATCAGAGGATGAGGGTGATCTGGTAGTTATGGTTGCCGGTGAAACCTACATCTTTGAATTAAAGAATACTAAAAAATTAAAT